TATTAAGAATATATATTATGGCAAAAATACAATCAAGTTTTAATTTATCTAATGCTCAACTTTTTTATTGTAATATTTTTATTAATGATGTTGAGGTTGTTCCTGAAAATATTTTATCATTAAACATTAGAGAATGGGTTTTAGATTTAAGTCCAAGATTGGATTTAGTTTTAAGCGACGATGGTTTATTGACTGAGATATTTAATCTTGATGATAATTGTCAAATTCTAATAGAAATTGCAAAAAATTCAGTAGATGAACCTATTAAATTTGATTTTATGCTTCAAGATTATGCTATTGATACAATATCTAATAATCAATCTAAAATAATAGAAATAACAGCAATATTAAATAATCCATTATTATATACTCCTATATACAATAGATCTTTCTCCAATAAGTCAAGCAAAGAAGTATTAAAAATAATTGCTAAAGAATGTGGTTTAAAATTTGAATCAAATATTAACACATCTGATAATATGACATGGTTACAGATTAATCAATCAAATTATGATTTTATTAAACACATTTCTGAGAGAAGTTTTAAAAATAATGATGCTATTTTTATATATTGTGATTCTCAAAATACTTTACATTTAACATCTCTTAAAAAAGAACTTGAAAAACAAAAATCAATAAAAGCTAAATATGATATTGATAACTACACTAAAAATATTTTTGATGATAAAGAAGATGAAAATACAATTTGGTATAATTATTATGATACAACAAACCTAAGTGGATATTACAATAAATTAAATAATTATGGTGTATCTTATTCATATTATGATCTTGATGATATAGTAAATAAAAATATCAATCAAGATACAAGTTTAACATCAAAGTTTACATTAAAAGATAAAAATTTTATTGGGAAAACTGTAAAGCATTATAATAATATACTTCAAAATAATGTTTTTGATAATTATACTAAAGCAATGACACAAAACATTTATTATAAAATTGAATTTTTTTGCGTATTTAGTTTTATTAAATATTAATCCATTGTATCAAGTTAAACTTTTTAATAAAATTAATTTAATGGTTCCATCTTTACCAAATTATAATTCAAATGAAATTAATGATATAGTAAGTGGAAAATATTTATTAGGTGGTAATGTGTATTCCACCACTAAAGGTAATATATTACAAAAACAAATATTATTATTTAGAGATGGTGTAAATGATGGAACTTATGTTGAGAAAAAGAGTAATAATAAATAATTAAGAGGATATAATTATGGGATTTGAAGATTACAGTGCTTTACCTAATACAGATACTAATTTTTTTCAGTATCAAACAAGTGCTTATGACAATCATTCGGATTTGTATGATTTGTTGATAACAGAATCATATAATCATAATGGTGTACCTCTTACATATTATATTACAACATATAACACAAGTGCAGATGATTATCCTGATAATAAAGAACTTTTTGGTGAAGATAATAATAGAGAATTTGTAAGAAAATTTCCTGTTATGGTTTATATTCCTGATTTACCAAAAGAGATGCAAATGATTTCTATTTTTGGAATAGAGGGATTGGATAATTTTAAAATGTGGGCTTCTAAACGACATTTTACGAGTGCTAGTCAAGATGGTGGATATGATGAATATATTCCAAAAGAAGGAGACATTTTATATTCCGCTTATAATAATATGTTTTATTCAATTGTGGATGTTGGTCAAGAAGAAGAAATTTTCTTTCAACGGCAACATAGTTGGGAATTTACAGTTGAAAAATTCAAAGATACAAATATATCACTTACACCATCTATAAGTGCAAATATGCAAGAGCTTGTTGGTGTTACTGATAGAGATGACGATATTTTTGATATTACAGACTATATAAGTAGTGCTAGTGATGATGTTTTATATAATACAAGTGCTGATTTAGAAGATCCAAATTCAATATGGGGTGAATGGCAATAATGAATAATATAAGAAAAGATTATAATAAAAAATTAACTACTTTATTAAAAGAATTTATTGATAAAACAACTATTGAATTAACAAGTGATTATCATATAGGTAAAGTAGTTGATAATAAAGATCCTAATAAAATTGGTAGAGTTAGAGTTAGAGTATATGGTGTTTATTCAGATAAAATACCAGATTCTGATTTACCTTGGGCTTTACCTGAACAAAATTTTTCAGGTTCTTTATTAGGTTCGATGATTGTTCCACCTAAAGATGCAATACTTAATGTTAGATTTTCCAATGGTAATATATATGAACCTATTTATACTTCTAAAATTGTGAATAAAGGGAAAACACCATCAGATGCTAATAAGAGTTATCCTGATACTTTAATATTTTTTGAATTAGATAATGGTGATAAATTTACTATAAATAGAGAAACAAGCGAAACTATTTATACTCAATCAGGTGGTAATACAATTACTATGTCAAGTGGTGGTGATTTTGAAATAAAACAAAATTCAGGTAATACTTTTTCTTTGAGTAAAACAGGTGAAATTAGTTTAAAAAATAATACATCAGAAATTAATATGAATGCAACAGGTATTATTACTATTGAATCTGCATTAATGGTTAAACTAGGAAAAAATGCAAAAATTCCATGTCCTGATTTACCAAGTTGTTTAGTAACAGGTGCACCATTGGCAACAGGTACTTTAGTTCCTGGTTCTATAGTTATGGTTCCATAAAGGATTGTAATATGTTAGACAATGATACATTAAAAAATAATTATATTAATGAATTAAAATCTAATGGTTTTAATTTTGATATAATGCCAAAACATATTCAATATGACCAAAACAGCGATGGCACTGTTGTCTTAGAAAATAACAAACCTAAAATAATAAAACAATTTAATGAATCTGCTATGAGTTTGATTTTAGGTTCGATTGCAGATAATACTGTTAGTGCTATTAAAAATGATATGATATTGTCTGATGTTAGTGATGTACATGGTGATCCTAAAGATGGTGACATTCTTGTTCGTGAGAATGGAAAATGGGTTTCAAAATCATTTTCAAAACATTTACCAATTGGGAAAACACATGGTGGTACTCTTGGTATTACTACTGATGGTGAGATTTATATTATTTAAATTGGAGACAATTATATATATTATAAGAAATTGATAATTTATAAAGTTTAATTTTTCCTAAACAACAAGAGAGATGATTATGTCCGAGAAATTTATACTGAATTTTTTAATGAAGAATTATCCAATTCTTACGGCAATATTTATAATTTTAATTCCTGTTATTAATGAATTATTTTTTAATAGATTTTCTGTTGTTCAAAGGCAGATGAGAATTGTTAGAATTTTTGTTGAGACAATGATTAATAGAATGCAATTATCATATGCTTCACATTTAATAGATTACACAAATAAAGAAAAAAAATTCACATCAAGTGAAATAGCAACTGCAATAAAATTTCATGAGATATTATTAAAAGGTGTTGAGCTTTATGCAAAAACAAAACTTAGAGAAATTGTTGAATTAAATCATATACCTAATCCTAAAACTAAAGATTTTGATAGATACTGTGATAAACAATTTGAACTTGTTTATGAAGGTATGGAAGTTCTTTATGGAAATGATTACTGCCCAAAAGTTCACATCATACCATATACATCAAGAGAGAAAAAATGGAGTTCACATAAGGAAGTATACAAAAAACTTAGTAAAGAATTACTTCGTGACATACAAGATGTTAAAAAACAAAGTGGGGGTTTTGATGTATTCAAAAGATTTTTTACGCATTCATAATTTTTCAAGAAAAGAAGTTGAAAATACAAATGCAGATTATAGAGGAATAGATTTTGTAAGTTTTTTAAGGCTTGACACATTGAGAACTTTAATAAATGAACCAATGAATTTATTATTTAATGGCATCAATTCAGGTTCCCATAGTAGTAAAGAACACCCTGATGGTAAAGCATTCGACTTTGAGTGTAAAGTTGATTTTGAAATTATATATAAGTTTGCTCTTGAAGTTGGGTTTAAGGGATTTGGTGTTTATTATGATAAAGAAACAAGATTATACACATATCATGTTGATACAGGAAAAACATATAGATTTTGGAATGCTTATAAATTAAGAAAAAAAGACAAATGGATATATGGAAGTTTTTTTGCAGATCCTGCGGATTTTGTTGATTAATTAAGGAGATAAATATGAAAAAAATATTATCATTAGATGGTGGTGGTGCTAAAGGTATCATTCAAAGTTCTTTTCTTGCAGAACTTGAAGCTAAGAGAAAGGGAACAGTTGATTTTGACTTAATAGTGGGGACTTCTGTTGGTTCTATTGTTGGTGGATTGCTTGCGTATGGACTTGACGCAATGACAATTAATACAGAGATGAAAAAAGCATTACCAAAAATATTTAAAGGGAAACTTTTTTCTATTTTTCGCAGATGTAAATATGATAGAGAAAATGTTAGGAAAGCTATACTTAACATTATAGGGGAAGACATACAACTCAAGAATTTAAAAACAAAATTTGTTGCTACCTCAATAGATGCTAGTACTTGCAAAACACACTTTTTTAAATCTTGGGAAAAGAAAGATGGTGAGCTTTGGCTTATTGATGTGATGTTAAGAAGTAGTTCAGCTCCGTATTATTTTGGATATTATACGAGTGGTTTTAAAATGTGGGAAGATGGTGGTGTTGGTATATACAATAACCCTGCACTGTATTCACTCATTGAAGCTAATAAGTTAAATTGGGATATTGTCGAATTATCAAGCATTGGTACAGGTTATACTAATCTTGATAGACCTGAAAAAACTCTAAAGAAATATAGAGGGTTAAGACAAGGAATTGCTTATATGAAAGATGGTGGTTTTGCTCATAGAACTGCTGAAGATAGTATGAATAATCTTACAAGAGCATTATCTGATATTACAAAAACACAAGTTATATATAATAGATTTAATAATAAAATAGGTAAGAAACAAAATATTATGGATGGAATAAAATACCTTGATTATTATGAAAAAATTGGTATTGAAATGGCAAATAAAATATAAATATAAATAATTAAAACAATAATTTTATGGAGGTTTGAAGTGAATAGAAGTGAATTAATTAACATATCTAATACAATTTTTGATGTACTAAAGGAATCAAAAAAAGTTAAATTGAATTATTTGCTTAATTTAAATAAAACTAATATTGATTCAGATATTAAAATGATAAATGATGCGATAAAAACATCAAAAAAATTTGAAGAATTTGAACAAAAAAGAATTGATGTTTGTTTAAAGTATTGTGAAAAAAATGATAATGGTGAACCTATTATTATAAATGAAGTGTATCAAGGGTTGGAGAATAATAAAACATTTAATGATGAATTTGGTAAAATAAAAGAAAAATACAAAACTGAAATTGACGAAAGACAAAAACAATTAGATGAATATAATAAACTTTTAAAAGAAGATGTTGAGTTTGAATTTAATAAAATAGATTTAGATTTAATTCCTGATGATCTTATGAATGGGCATCAACAAGCAATTTTAACACCTTTATTTAAAGTGGAATAATGGCTAAAAAATTAAATATTAGAGATAGATTTGCATACGATTTAAGTAAGGATGTTATTTCTGATGGGGAATTGTGGGATGTTGATGTTATTAATCAAAGTATTGAATCTATAATATCAACATCTTTTGGTGAAAGACTATTTAATATTGGATTTGGTTCTCCATTGTCAACATCTTTATTTGAAAATATGAGTGATACACAAGGCGAACAACTTATTAATGGTGTTGTTGATGCAATAAAAACATGGGAAGATAGAATAACAATTATTGAATCTGATGTTGAATTAGTTTCAGATGGTGCAAATATATTTTATTTGTCAATTCCATATATAATAAAT